GCCCCAGGGACTGAGTATGTCATCTAACCTTGATACCGTTTAACATTACTAACAGTCTAAATGACTCAATAGATCCTGTAACCTGTCTGTCCAAGGGTTTCTGGTTTGGCTAAATTAAATTGTTGTAAACATAAGTACCCGAAAGCATCAAAAGCATGATCAACACCAAGATTTTTATTCGGTAAACCTGTATTTGGCGCATAAGTTAACGTCCTTAACGATTTAATTAATTCCTTACAACGAGGATGAATAAATGTCCTCCTAACACTATTCGCATCATATAAAGCAGTATTAACAGCAGTAATTTTATCTCTAATCTTCCAAGGTGCTCTGGGACTTGAAACATTAAATCCACTCCTTCTCAAAATGCTGTGATCTGTTGCACCAACACCTGAAGTTTTCCTAGCACCACCCGTAGGGTCAGGACAAGCAACAATTCTTCGATCTACTCCATACCTCCTCGTCACTTCTTCCGCAAAATCCCATGTCGTCGCCCCTCCCGTCATAATTATTTCATCAAAGACATATAGTGTGTCGTCTTTTTTAACAGCACAAATGCCAGACATCGGATCTACGTTAAAGTCAACTCCCAATAACAGAGGCATCACATTTATATCCTCCGCAACTGTCGAAATATTGTCATCTCCAAAACTAATAGCCACCAATCCACTTAAATTCTCAAAACTTGCTTCAAATTCCTGCCTAAATGTTCTCCCATCTAACTGCGCCCTAGCTGCCTCAACTTCATCTTCTGGTACATTACCCCCCTCAATTGTCGTATAACACCACCTCTTCCACTCATTCGTAGGATCTTCTTTGCAATAACACCACAAATCATAAAACCAACTAGCTGTCCCATCAGGTGTACTAATAAATAACGCCCATCCCTGTTTATCAGCTAAAGCAGGCCGTATTACCTCAAACCATACCTCTGCATCCATAAATGCAGCCTCATCTAACACAACCCCAGATAAACTCCTTCCCCTCAATGCCATCGCATTCTCAGTCCCCTTTAATTCAATAGTCGATCCATTTATCAATTCCAACCTTAAATCAGTCTCATTCTTACTCTCAATCCATACCTTCGGAACCAATTTCTTCAATGCCTTCCACGCAATATCCTTCGCCATCCGATATGTAGGCGCACAATAAAAAAATGTTTCCCCTGGCCGATCAATTGCTCCCTTCAATAACTCAATACAACTTAAATAACTCTTCCCAAATCTCCTCCCAGCAACTAACACCCTAAACCTTCTCTCATCATTAAACACCTGCCCCTGTGCCCACCTCAAATTAATATCTAACCCCGATTGTGCGGTTTTAACTGCCATAACCTATTATCCTATACATAGTCATTAGATTCGTAATCGTGGCAAAGCCTAAAGACCCTGACCAGATAATACTTAAAAGACAACAACAACTCTATCGCAGACAAACTGAAGGTCTACCCGCTAGAGCACTTGTCGTCGATCATGCTAAAACTTACGGCATTTCCGAACGCTCCGCTTGGGATGATTGGAAACAAGTCAAAATTTGGAATGATGAAGATTGGTCCAAAGATAGAGAAAATATGATCTCTCGTATTCAAACAATGCGTCTTCGTGCCATCGACAAGGCAATGAAAAAAGGTCAACTCCAAACAGTCCAAACTCTCCTCGCAGACTTAGGCAAAGTTGTAGGCGAAGCTGAAGAAGTTATCAACATTAAAGCTCCTGAACTCTCCATTAAAGTAGAAAATAAAAAATCTTAGTTTCGAGAATATATTTAGGTTCCCCCGACGATGAAGGCCCGCCAAAAAATTCTGAACCCCTCCCCTCCCAAAAAAAAATAAAAAAATAATTTACTAAAAAATAATTGACCATGCTGCGGCCTCCTAGCAAGCGTGAAATTTTCTAGCGTATAAATTAATAACCTTCAGCAATTGGCAGCCTTACAGCCTCGCAGCCTCACAATCTGGGAGAATAGGAAAGAGATTTAAGAAAATAACCATTTTGGGAGAGCTGCAGCCGAATCAACCGGAAAAAGACCCTAAAAATAAAATTGTTAAGTTTTATCAATAATATTCTTATTAACCTATTAGATCAAAGAGATCTAGTTAATATGGACATAAGACAACTTCCAGTCTTTAACAAGTGAAGTGGTTTTAAAGAAGGTTTAACCAGCTAACAACGCTGCACCACATAAAAACCTTCACTCAACCAAACTAAACCAAAACAAACAAATGGCACGATTCAACAAAATCAACCCACTTACAAAAAAGGTTTATAAGCTTCAGGAACTTCACGATTTATATTCTGCTAGTCAGAAAAAAGTCGAAGCATTTGAAGCAACAACTAGTCTTAAGTATTCTTGGAATACAATCTGCAAACAAGCAACATCATTAATTATTGCTAGAGCTAAAGCAGACACTAAGACAATCACAAAAGAAATTTCACAAGAATTTCAAAACGCATTTGTGACAACAAAAACAGTTTATTCAAAACCTAGTTTTGAGATAACTGCTAAATAAAAAAATCATCAGATAGAGGATTTAATTATTCTCTATCTTTTTTTACTATCCTCAATTTTCTTTTAAAAAATGTTTGTTAATGATGATCTATCCAAACTTAGTCTCGTTCAACTGGTAGGAGAGATGAAAACTTTAAAAAACAATTTAGACGTTATTATAAAAAGATTTGAGGACGTATCACGTCAGGTCAGTTTTAAGATTGAGATAGCAGAAAACAGACTCATTGAAAATGAACTTCAGAATGAGTTAATTAATCAACCAACTTCCAAAGTAGAGAATTAATTTCTCTACTTTTTTATTCAAATTATTTTTTTTAAAAAATGACACTAACCAAAAAAGAAGCTCTAAAGCAATTTAGACAATTCTATAGAGTCAGTAAAACCGACTCAATAGCTAATAGAGAAGCTTTCCATAATTTTACAGATTCACTTTGTAAAGGTGGAGAAATCACACCTAAGCAATATGAGAATTGGAATAATCCTTATTAACCATGCTGCAAAAAATCAAAATCGTTAATTATGACGAATTAAAAAAAGATGATCCTTTATTCATTAAAGCAAAAAAGGAAATTAAACAACTATTAAACAAACACAACCAAAAAAAACTATTGAAGTAATTCTTTTTGATCATGAAAAATTTAAAAGATCTTTACCCAGAATTCACCGATTATGTTTATTCATTTTACGGTGAAGGGGGTCTTTATGATATGGGCGCAACTAAACAACAAATTATTAGGGCTACTTATTCAAGATTAAATAGTCTTGATCATGTAAAACTTACATTTGATCAAGACACAGTTGATAGAGAAATAGTAAGAGATATTTTAATTAAAAAATTCGGGTTAATTTTCCCTTAATCCATTAAACCAATCAAACCAATTTAAACCAATTATGAAACTCCCAACAGATAACACTCCTATAACACTTTATGAAACTCCCAACAGACCTACCTTTTACGATTCAAAAGAGGGAACAGTTAACACGGTTTGCCTTTGTGATTCTTTTGAAAATTTAAAGGATGAAACTAGAGTTGCATGGGTTAAAGAGAATAAAAAAGAGTATCAGGAGAAACATCCTGAATTAGAGCTTATGAGCTTTGGGAAAGCGTTAGAGCTAGCACAGAAAGCAGATAGAAAGAAATACAAAGCGGGGATAGTAAAAGAGATTACTGAGGATATATTTGATGAGATGTTAAACATCTTGCCTCCTAGTGCTTGGGTATGTCATTCAACTAATGAGAGTTTTAGAATTTGTGAAGATTTAACTGGAGAATTATCTAATTTTTATATAAGGGTATTTGATGGAGAATTTCCAAACCATAAAGAAAGATTTTTCACTGTGGTTATGCCTAAATTCACTAAACACAATCAATTAATTTCTATTGCAACTAAACAGTATGAACTGAAGGTGAAGTGATGGAATTTGACCGTTTCGATGTACTAAAAACCAATTATTAAACCAATGGCAAACCACGCACAAAAACTTCAATCTAATTCTGAAGAGATCAAAGCCTTATTAGATGAAAATAAGGATAAAACAAAACAAGAAGTGAAACTTCTATTGATGAAAACTTTTAAATGTTCAGATAAAACAGCAGGTCGATATTATGACCGTTTTACAGTTGCAGAGTATCCAATCTTAGAACTAAGCGATAACAAGAAAGAATTAAATACAAAGATCACAAGAGCATTAATAGGCATTGTGGACGACGTAAACACGCTAAGTAGTGAAACTACAGAAGAGATAAAAGAACAATTGGAGCTGCTAGATATTGCAGCAAAAGTCACAAATAACATTAAAACTTATTGACTGTCCGCTGGACAGTCCGCAGTCAAAAGGTAGGTGTTCATTCACCTACTTTTTTATTGCTTTCTATTGACGTTCTCTACTTTATTAGTTTACAATTCTATTAAGTCCAACAGGACTAAACCAACCCAAACAAAAACGAGGTTTTAAACCATGTCTAATCAATTTTCTGAGGAATATTACGAGAGACTTAAAGAAGAATTTGCAGATGACAATATTGATTTAGAAATAGATTCAATACAGTTTCAAGAACAATTCAAAGAGCATTTACAAGATCTTGAATATTGGAATAATCATCCTTCATTAAGTGCTTATCAAAGAAATCCATCATTAGCTGGTTAATTATATAACTTTTACCCATACCAAACTAAACTGAACAAACCCGATTATGGCAGCAATGAAAAGAGAATTAGAAAAACTAATTCAAAAACAACTAAAAGAAAAAGCAGAAAATCGAGCAATTATTGAACATGCTTTTTTTAATAATGAAATCAGCAAATCTGATTATATATCAGAAATCAATGCGCTTGATTTAGCAGAAAAAACTATCAAAGAGCTAGGTCTATGAATGGCAAAATTATGACTAAAGAAAATGGTGAATCTAATTTACCTGAATCTATTAGAGCTATGCAATTAGCTCGTAATTTCTTTGATTCAATCGAAGATTATCAAGAGCCTGTCAATCAAGCAATTTGTGAACAAGCTCTTATACAAGCTATGAAATGGCTTGAAATTTATTTTCCTTGCAAATGTGAGGTTAAATTATGAATAGACTTGAATGGTTAGTCGAGATATATGTTGACTATTGCGATAAGCATGGTCTAGATCATGTATCTGCTTGTGAGCAAAGTGGGTTGACTGATAAACAAAAAGAATGGATTGAACATTATCAAGATTATTGGATAGAAGAAGAAGATAGATTATCTGGCAAAGAAAAATATGAACTTTATGGAGAAGATTGTCATGGTTAATAAGATCATGAATGCCGTTATGAATGGCAAAGTATTGCGATTCAAATTAATGAATGGCAAAAGAGTATGGATTGATCCTCCTTCTGATGAATGGATTGCTTTTGAGGCAAATCCTAGTTATCAAAAACGGATTAAAAAAACAAACCTACAAACCAATTTATTTACAAAACCATGAAAAAACTTTCACTTCCACTAACAAATCATCAGTACAACCTACTTGAAAGATTAGCTAAAGCAGAAAATCGTAAATTGAATGATTATTTATATTTAGTCTTTGCAGAAGGTCTTAAATTTTTTCATGAAGAACATAATATCTATGTGAAAAAACTTGAAACTGAATACACGAAAGAAGAAACAGATCGAATAGCTAAGAATGCAGAATTAGAAAAGACAAAAGGATGGCATGTATTAAGTTACGAAGAAAAGAAAGCAAAAGGTTGGGATTATCACCCTAGCGATTGGTTAGAAGGTGATTTTATTGGAAAGCTTGAAGAAGAAATAAGAAATCTAGTAATAGATGATTCTCCACTAAAAGAACAGGGAGAAGAAGAACCGGAATTCGTTTTTATTCCATGTAAATTCGAAGACGAAGGACATCCTGAAGGATTTGATTGCGGCTGATAACCATTAACCATTTTTTTTTAATCATGAATGAAGAAATTAACCCTTTAAATCCTGAACTACTAGAAAAGATGTGGGCTGTTTATTACCACATATATAAAGGTAGAGGGAAGAAAAAAACATTTCTCAGTAATGCAACTGAATTAATTAAGTTGATGCAAACTGCTATTCCTGAAGAATCTCAAATCCCTAAAAAATATAAAGCAGATGCTATTAAATATGGATTCGATTTTGACATGTGGGGTCGTGGTGAAACATTGCAATTCTGGTCTACTAAATATGACATTAAAGGAGAAAATATTAGTAAATATTTTCACTCTATAAGTTCCGTAACTACTCTTTCTTGATCATGAATAAAAAACTAATCAAATTTGAATTTACCGAAAAGGAAGCAGCCTATCTGTATGAAGAGATTCATAGAATAGAAGGCTATGTAGGAATCTTGGGATTAGAAGATGAATGTGAACCTTGGGTTATATGCAACAAATTCTGTAAACAGTATCGGAGGCAAATAGATGAATGAGAATTATTACAATCCTGATTTGACACATATTTATCTACCATGTAGATTACATGTAGTTAACTACCCTATCGAATCGTAACTGACCTGTATTATGGAAACTCAAGCAGTCGATATATCCAAGAAACTCATTGATTCATGCAAGCTTCACATGGATGAATGGCACTCCCTCAAAGGGTTTGTACATGACATGATTGCTCTTGGCATACAAACAAAATATAAGGACTTGACACCGTATGCTACAATGAAAACCGACCGACAGAAAGAAAAAAACAAAGAAGAAAGGGAGGTTTTCTATACTAGTAAAGTAGATAATATAATAAATAAGGAAAAAACAAAAAAATGGGTTTTTAAAGAAACCTACATTCCTAAATCACTTGAGTTTTGTAAAGATTTAATCGTTAAGTTCTGGGCAGTAAAAAAGGGATTTCATACAGAAGATGCTTTTAAACTTTTAATCGGCATTAAAGGATTGGGTGGGATATATACAAATCATGGTCAGAGTGCTGTCTTAGATCAGCTAGAAGAGGGTATAGCGAATAAATGGCAAAGTATTACCTTAAAGAATTACGAAGCCTTTGGAAGACCACAGAAAGCCGATAAGGAACCTGTAACAGGTCATCCTGCTCAAAGACTTTGGAAAGATGGAGGCTTTGTTGAATGAAACGAGTGAATGGCATAAAAATTCCTGAACGCAAAACAACCTCTGCTCAATTCAGGTCTAAATGGTTAAAACTGATCGATTCTTACTCATTAAGTGAATGCCAAAAACTTAAAGATCAAATCATGGGTAAGAAATGGAAGTACACAATGACTAACCCTTATTCAGTAGAAGAACGATTTGTTCTTGTTTTATTGAATAAAAAATTAGAAGCACCAATCAAGAGTTATCAAAATGGAACCGTTATTTAACAATCTTCGCTCAATCACTCTCAGGTTAAAGAAAGGATTACATACACCTAATCCTGCTAATCCTGAGAAACAAATGTGGACTCTTGAGGATCTTGATGAGATTTCTGAAGGATCTAAACGCAACATTGAACTAGCAAATAAGCACCTTGATATTTTCCCTAGAGGTTATCAAGGTGTGAGGTTTAAAAACCTAGCTAGGGAGAATCCTCCTCCCGAAATTAAAGAATCTGTAGAGGTCGTTGACCCTAAAGATTTCCCAACTAACTAAACAAACTAAAGCCAATGGATTGTCCTGAATGCAAGAAAAGCTCATTTGATTACGAAGGAGCTAATAAAATTATTGAATCAAGGTCAGATGGGAGAGGAGGTGTTAGAAGGCGAAGGAGCTGTCCTGCTTGTGGATGGAGATTTACTACTTACGAAGTTTATTCTCATAATATGATTGACGAAAAAAAGATTCAAAAAGATACAGAAACATTAGTTGAGTCATTAATTTCAGCATCTATATCAATAGAACATCTTTTAGAACTAACTAAAAAACAAATTCTTTAACCAATGAATCCTTTTGCAAAGTGGATACACGTTCAAGCCTTAAATCGTAAAGATCCTTGGTCTTCTGTTTGGCTTGATCCTTTACCGATATATCGGAAAGAACCTGATCATAAATATATATGGGAACCTACAAATGAGGCTCTCTTATATTCAACAACTCAGGTTTGTAATAACAAAACACCAGAAGCTTTAGCCAATATTGAACGCTATCGTTATGGGCCTGATGGATGGGAGGCAAGATCCTT